ATATCGTCAATCTCTCCCTCTCCAAGTATAAGAGCCATATATAAATATTGGTTATCTGTTCCTGAAGTTTCTAAAAAGGCTAAAGTTCCCCCTACTTTTCTTGTTCCATAAATTACAGGTATTTGTCCATTTGCGGCTGTCTTGTTTAATAAAACTCCTCTTGCAATATTTTCTGCTGTACTATCAAAATTAAATTCAGGCTCATCAGGTTTTCTTAGCCAAGTTAATGCTGTAGAAACTATTGATATAACTGAAAGTATAGGACTTAAAAAAGGAACAAATTTAGCAATAGCTTTTCCTAAAGCACTACCAGCCGCTTTTTTAAATGCGTTTGCAACTGCACTAAACATTATTCTCTACCCCATCTAATATCTTGAACTGTCAAAGCACTAAACTCAAAACCTTTATCACCAGAAAAAAATCTTTGCTGTGAAGTATCGCTTGTTCTTCTACCTGATACTTTTTCAAAATTACCCCAATGAGAGGTAATATTTAATCCTAAAGCGGCTGTTGTAGTATCATCTTCTATTGAATACTCATCTATAAATCCATCAAACAATAAAAAAGGGTCAGATATAATTGCATTACTACTATTTAAAAATGCTCTATATATTTGTACTGTTGCATTAATAATATTTTCATTCAAAGCTATAGATATAAAACTCTGATCTACACCAGATAGAGTTAAATTAAGTGAGTTCTTAATGGGTTTAGAACCTTCTTGAGAGTTACCTATGTTTAAAATATGACCTGATGCAGTATAAGTTCTTGAACTTCCTGAGATGCTTGAAGTTAAATTAAAACTACAATCAGTTAAATATTGTGGTGTTGAAAAGTTTAAATCAATTAAATGAACAGGTGCTATATTACCTGTTGCTAATTCCGTTTTTACAGCACTTGATAAACCTCTTGCCATTACAAACTCTCAATAACATCAAACTCGTAACTTATTAAAATATTATTATCTTTATCAATAGTATTTGTTGGAAACTCTTGAACATCAGAACTTAGATGAACTGTAAAAGTAATATTATCATAATTAACTTGCTCATCATCAGCTAAAGCATCTCTAAGAGGTGGTTCTATTGTAAGTGTAGATGCGTTAGAACTTGGGGTAACATCTTCTACAATCATATAAACTTTACTATGATTAAATTTAATTAAGTCTCCAGCTTTAAAAGAACCAGCAGTATCTCCAGCATGACCATCAACTGTTATTGTTGTGTCTCCAGCAGTATGAGACCCATTAACTCTTACTGTTCCTGTTTCTGAACCCTGAGCATTAAAATATGTTGGAAATGTAATAGTAAAATTTTCTTTACCTGATCGTTGTTTAATTAAAAATGCTTGTATAGGTGCAAATTCTGTTCTTGTTTTTAATGGATAACTAAGAGTAAATGACCATCTTTGCCCATCAATTTGCCTACGAAAAGTTTTGCCACTATCCGTTGTACTTCGCAAAGTTCGTTGTTCACTTTGAAAATTAATAGCTTTAAAATCAACACTAGGTAATGCACCACTCATACAACAGCCTGTCTCCCTGACTCATTTACAGCACTATTTATCAGACTTACTATTGTTCCTCTACTATTACTTAACAGTTCGTTAAATCCTCTTGCATCAACTGTACTAATATTAAATGTAACATTAACAGGACTTCCACCCATTTTATTGTTAGCAACAATATTACCTGATTGATTTGGTACAAAAAGTTCCGGACCTTTTTCCCCAACTATAAATGGTTTACCTTGAGAAACTGGTCCGCCTTTTTCTCTAAAGCTAGTTGATTTAATTTGTGCAACAAGCGCCATTCCTTTTGCTAAAGCTGTTGCCGCAACTCCAATATTAATAGGAAATGGAAATTGACCAAATGCTTTACTTGCGGATCGTATTGCATTTATTGTAGCCTCAGCAATTTGAAATCTTTTAAAAGCTTCAAATGCGGTTCTGTTTAATCCACTTAGAGCCTGTAAACTTGATCTTGTATTATCAAACATTTCTTTGTTGCCTTGCTTTTTTAATGCAACTAATTCCTCTTGTTTTTTCTTCTCAGCCTCAACTTCAATATTATTTAATCTTAATTTTTCATCAGCCATCTCTTGAGCAATTTTCATACCCTCAATTTTATTTTCTAATAATATTCTATTGATTTCTTCTTCATGTGCTTTTTTATTTTTTATGGCTTGTTTGTCTCTTTCTGACATACCTGTTTGTTGGTCAGGTCTAGTTTGAAATATTATTGGTTTTACTTTTTTTGCCTGTTCTTCTACTTCATTAAAACTACTAGCTAAATTTTTATTAAAATTAATTGTTTCTAAAAGTGTTGGGTGTAAATTTCTAAAATCTCCATCTATTCCACCAACAACTTCTCTTAAAACTTTAACTTTTTCTTTTTGATCTTCAATACTATCAGTTGTTTCTTTATTGGTGTTTATAAAACCTTTTAAATCATTATCTAATGCACCAAGAGGTTCAATAAGTTTTTTTGTTCCACCACCCCCTTGATTTATAAGTTGATTTAATATTCTTAGTTCTTCATTTAATTGCTGAATTTTTAAAGTGTTGTTGTCATATTCTTTTCCAATTTCATTTTCTAACTGAATTTGTTTTCCCATGTTAAGTTGAAGTTCAGGGAAAAAACCATTAGTTTCTCCTAGTTCTTCATGTTGATCTTTATAAGACTCTGTAAGATTTTTATTTTGTTGAGTTAATTTTAATATTTCTAAATTAAGCTCTGTTGCTCGTTTAGTTAATTCACTTAATGATAATTCTCTTAGTTCCTCTCTTACATTTCTAACTTCTTCTTTAAAATCACTAGCCGCTATTTTCATAGCCGCAAAAGATGCTACTACTAAAGCAAGACCTTTAGCACCTGATAATGCTACAAGACCTGATGTTTGTATTCTCATCAATCTTATGGCATTTGTAATTCCAATAATAACACTAGCTAATTTAAAAGCTATAAATCCACCTACAGCCGCTTTTAGTAATGTAAAATTATCTGCTACAAATTTTATACCCTCTGCTAATCCTACAACTGCTTGAGCCAAACCTTTTCCTATATCTGTAGCTACTTCATCTAAAGTTTTTTGATTTTGTTTTAAAAAATTATCTAAATCACCAAATTGTCTTTTAAGTTCTGCAAAGAAACCAGCATCTAATAATGTTTTCTTAAAAGTAAAAACTTTATCATTAATCATAGACAAAGTTCCCTCTAGTGTCTGTGCTAGTTCATCAGTAGCAGTTCCAAATTGACCACCATTTCCAAAAACATTTTCAAATGCCTCTACTGTTTCCTCAATAGATACTGTAGCACCAGCTTTGAAACCAAGCATATTTCTGACCCCTTTTTCTCTAAATAAGTCAGCCGCACCTATACCAGCACTAAATGATCGTTGTATTTGTTCAGCCGCAGTTCTAAAATCTAAACCTGTTGTTGCGGCTACATTACCTGTAATCTCCAACATCTTTTGAAGATCATCAGCATTGTCCGTTACTGTAGCTAATATCCCTGAACCAGCTTGTATTTCTTCTAATGAAAAAGGAACTTTTGATGCAAACTTTGTAAGGTTTTCAAAGGCTTTTGCACCTTCATTTGCATCTTTTAATAAAAACTTAAATCTTGTTTGTAAATTTTCTAACTCTTTACCTGTATTAACTAGGTTTCTAATTACTAAACCAGCACCTAAACCAGCTAAAGCATTTCTAACATTGAATACTGAAGATTTTAATTTATCTAAGCTACCTCTAACATTGTTTAATGCTCTTTTGGACTTATCCCTAGCAATAATATCAATATTAACTTTTTTTGTAGCCATTATCTCTTATTCATTCGTTGTTCTTGTTCAGCTTTTTCCTGTTGTATTTGGAAGTAAGCTATCCACATATTAAACTCTTGAACTGACATTTGCAATACGTCTCTTACTGACATATGTAGCCTTTCACCTAAGGCTAAAACATTATAAAGTTCTGGGTCTGAATTTAGTTTTTTTTTATATCAGTAATGTTGTCTTGAGACATAATAGCTGACGCAACTCTTGAAATAACATCAGTATCAGCTTTCATTTTGAACTTTGGCTTATGAGATAAATCAAACATCTTGTCTCCACTTTGCGTTTCAGCTTTTTGTATAATTACATCAACCAAAACACTAAGGTCTGAGTCATTAGCACCCTTAAATAATTTTGCCTTTTCGTTCATTGTAAAGGGTCTTACATATATA